ATCCCCTCTGTATTTAAACAATTTCGCATAAGGAAACACAATAATGGCCTGGTCATTTCTAACTCCAGTAAAGAACGCACGCGCTGATGCCATAACAACACAGGCAGGAACAAGTGCAACATTAAAAATTTATACATCGGCATACGGCACCTTGCTAGCAACTTGGACATGGTCAGGAAACGTGTTCGCTTCCGCATCTAGCGGAGCCGTGTCAATGAATAACCCAACTACTAACCCCGTAACTCCGGCGGCTAATGGCACAGCTGCCATTGCTAAGCTCATCAAGTCCGACGGAACTACAGTGATCATTCAGGATTTGACTGTCGGCGTATCTGCATCAGACGTTATTGTTTCAAATGCATCATTCGTTACCACATCGCCGGTTACGCTGAACAGCTTCACTATTACCGAAGCAGCTTAGGTGCGCCATGACCGATTTATATACAGAGCTAACGACAGGGCCGCTTAAAGACGAAATCGCTCCGTATATAAAAACGGGAGACGATGGGGCAATTTATGAGATCCTGCATAAAAAAGACATTGATGTTTTTGGTATCATCTCATCACACGATATATGCCAGTATTTCATGCTGACGGATGTTCTATTGCCTATCGAGGAATCCACATCACCCGCTTGTAAAGTGGCTAACAGGGCGCTGGCGTTATTTCCAGAGTTCGACTTGGCCTTACCCTATGTGGCTGCTAAATTCGCTGCAATTCTTGATGCGTTGATAGCTGAGAATATGATTACTCAGGAGCATAAGCAAACGCTTATGTATATAGCCACTAAGAAAATAAGCCGAGCACACCAGCTAAATATTGAGGCAAACATTACTGATATAGCGCAAGCTCTTAGGGGTTAAAAATGAGTACATTAGCGAGCGTACAAGGGTCAAGAACTTCTTTAACCGTAACAGGTTTTAGTACATTAGCATCAGCAACTTATGTTGCTTCAAGTGCTTATAATGCCAGCACCAACAAACCACTGGATGTTATTATCGAGGTAGAAGCTGCTACGACTAATACACCATCTGGTAACAGACAGGTAGTGGTATTTGTACAAACCTCTTTAGATGGCTCAAATTTTCAAACAGGCCCGACTTCTGGTACATCAACTACTGATGAGCAGAATTTAACATTTGTTGGTACATTGCCGATGAATAGCGTTACTACAACACAAAGAAAAGCCTTTAGTCTTTATACAGCTATGGGATTCATACCACAACAATTTAAAATTGTTTTAAAAAATGATCTAGGCGTTGCTCTAACGTCAGGCGCTGCTTATACGGCAGAGATTTCCGGCACTATAACCTAATAGGTTTATAATCCGGCATGAGCACTAAAAAGAGATCAAATCAACCGCAGCAAATAACCCCAATTGATTGGAGCAATCCTTTAACTAGAAGGTTAGTCTTATGTCATAATGCTGTTGAAAAATATGATTCTGCACTTGGAAAGATAATACCTGTATCTGGTAATACAAGAAGTATTCTAAATAATGCGATAGGGCAATCTTACTCCGGTGCTAACGCTAGAGCTGATTACAGTACCTTTCGTCCAATACCAATCGACTCGTCATCTTATACCATTCTTGCATGTGGTGTATGGCCTGCTACTGGCAGAGGACATGCCTTTAGCCAAGGCTATCAAGTATCTCCTTATCCTCAATATACGCTTGCTTACGGTATCAGTAATACAGGGGCAGGCGCTAATGGAACGGTAACTCTATTCGAATATAGCTCACCTAACGTACTTAGTAGTGCTACTGTTTCAGGTGCTGCTGATGGAAAATACCATTGTGTTGTAGGCCGAAGAAATGGCAGTGCATCTAACACTACAGTTTGGATAGACGGTATATCAAAAACTGTTAGCACAAATGGAAATGACGGCACAATAAATAGTTCTGGACAGTCAAACCAAACAACCTCAATTGGTAATGATGCTAACTACTCCTCAACTGGTCGTGAGTTTAATTCACCACTTTTTCTAGTATTAGTCTGGAGTAGGGCTTTAGCATATAGTGAAATTAAAGCAATATCTGACAACCCTTGGCAGGTATTTGCTCAGCAACGAAGTCCATTAGCACTAATTACCCCCCCTGCTGCAACAGAAACAGCTAGTGCAAGTATCACGACATCTGCACCATCCATAGCAATAGTCGCTTCTGGCGACGCTTCTGCAGCAGCATCAATAACTACCCTTAACCCTGCTATATCTGCTGATGTTACAGGTCAATTTAATTCATCGGTAGCTATCACCACGGTTAACCCGACAATAGCTATAAATGCAACGGGTGATGCTGGCGTAAGCTGCTCTATTACGACGGTAAAGCCAACATTTGACATAAGCGTATATCTAGAAGTATCAATTCTAGATGGATTTATAACGACACCTGCACCCTTTATTAGCATCAATGTAAGTGAAGGTGTAACAGTATCATTAGATGCAGCCATTACTACCTCAGCACCAGTCATTGCTGTTACGGTAAGCTCCAATATTATCGCATCTACTTCAGTAACAACGGTCGCACCAACCGTTGCTGCTGTCGCAACCAGTCTGACAAATGCAGATGTATCGATAACCACAGCATCACCTGTTGTAGCGGCCAGCACGACAGTTGGATTTGTTGCAATCTCATCAATAACGACATCTAATCCTGTTATTGCTGCTGACATTACCTTTGCGCCGACAGTCTTAGTTGACATTACAACAAGCAGGCCAACTGTATCGGCAGCCGTTACGGTAAGCGTGTCGGCAATTGCGTCAATACAGACAGTTGCGCCAATAATTTCAGCAGCAGTTACTGGATTAGCGACAACAAGCGTATCTATAACAACGGCAAACCCGGTTATAGATTCTCTTGTCTACGAATTGAGAATAGCTAATGCGGCGATAACGACATCAAATCCGGTTATTTCCGCAAATACATCAGGCTATGCAAATACTGACGTAATTTTAACAACGCTATCGCCTATAATAACTATAGGCGCTGATTGTTTAAGCATTGCTGATGTTACTCTTACAACCAGCCTGCCTTTTATAGCAGGGACTGTGCTTGATAAGGATTATGCACAGTATGTGGATTGGGCAATAGCTGAGCATCAGCATTATGAAGTGGTATCGGAGAGCAGGAATTACACAGTTATCTGCCCGCAAATGGCCGGAATTGTAATAGAAGCCAACAGGTAACGTAATCAATATTTATAGAAAGGTGCAGCATGTTATATCCATCCACAAGTAAAGGCCCATTCAAAATGAATGGCGTTTATGGAAAAGACAGCAAACGCAACATCGGCATTATTTACCGACCTGATACATGGCAAGCCGACACGGTTTATCTTAGTGTAGATGGAAGCTTTAATGTTGTCATGCCAACTGTTTTTAAGGGTTTTTATTTTAGGGTAATTAATCCAGGGAAATCTGGAGCTACAGAACCCGTGTGGCCTACACAGGCAGGCGATACAGTGGAGGACGGAGCAACCTTCGAGGCTGTGGCTTATAACCTGTTGCCGATAAACGAGGACATTTCCACATCAACGTTTACAGCAAGCCATGGTGTGACTCTGTATGGGGCAATAAATACAGCTGGAACAACGCACGTAATGATTTCAGACATACCTGACGGAGTAACGAGTTTTACTGTAGCCAATCATATTGTAAAAAGTAATGGTGAAGAGGAGTCTGTAAGCTTGCTTTTCAAAGTAGCCGAAAGATAAAACTAATTAACAATTAAACGTTGTTTATTTAATCTCCATAAGTTGATATAGTAGTTGCACAAACCCGCTATCCTGCGGCGTTAAACCTGATAAGAAGGTTCGATGATTATTAATTTATTTCTGGGAATCCATAACCAGAATCATCCTAGGTCAATACCAGATAACGCATTAGCCGACGCGGTTAATGTGGACATTGATAACGCAGGCGCTATCCTGCGAAGACAAGGTTATTCGCTATCGCAAGCCATAACCGACGTTACCTCTGCTTATTCAACTATCAATCAAGAAGGCTACGTCGTAGCATCTGGAACGCTGTATCGTGTTAAGGATGATCTAAGTCTTGTTCCACTGGCGTTATCAACCGCAACCCAATTCTCCGATATTAACGGCATTCTGTTCACCAATGACGGCTTGAAGGTGGATTCAGATAACGTTGTTGACATAAAAATCACAGCACCAGAAATACCTCCGGATATAACCATTACGGCAGGAAATCTTGAACCTGGCACATACAGCGCCTGTTATTGTTTTAAAGCATCTAGTGACCTTGAGGGCGGTTCTTCGCCCATTGCTACAGTAGAGTTGACTACCACTGGGGGCATAGAAATAAATCCAGTAACTACCCCAGCAGGGCTTTCCGTTAATTACTACCTAACTGATTGCAATGGCACCGTTTATTATGACGCCAATGGCGCACAGCTAAACCCTGTACAGATTTTGGCGGAAAGCTACCCAGATAATATTGAAACCATAGCCTGGCATGAAAGCCGCTTATGGATAAGCAAAGCGCTGCCTAATAAGTCGTCCATCATCTGGTTTTCAGCGCCTTTTCATTACCATTTGTATAATCTGCAAGCTGATTATATTATCGTACAAGGGCATGTTAGGGCGATGGCATCGGCTGGCGATGTGCTGATTATCGCAACTGACGACGGCATTTACGCTTATAACGACAGCGTGGTTAAGTTGTCCAATTACGGTGTCACGAAGGGCCGGTCTATGGTCAAGACGTCCGCAAATGAGGTCATGATATTTACCAATCGTGGCGTGTGTGTTGGCATGCCGTTCAGGAATATAACCGATAAAAAGGCATCTTTCCCGCCGGGTGAACAGTGCAGTTCCGCGCTGGTTGAAGAGAATGGCATGAGAAAGTTTGTGGCACTGTCTGATGGTTATGGGGCGCCTTATAACGCTCGGTTTTAAACATAATAAAAACGATGGCTACCAAATACTCAACCGATCTTTTAAATAGACTAAATAAAGAAAGCGACCTTGGCGTTCGCGCCTCATTGTTATGCGAGATATTCAAAAACAGTGTTATACGCATATATACAGGAGAGCAGCCGGATAGTGCTGATGATGATGCAACTGGGACATTCATGGGGAATATAACCGAAAATGGTGAGGCATTTACTTCAGGATCACCTAATAACAGCTTAAATTTATTTAAGATGCAATCCGATTACTTCGGATGTATAAGCAAGGACTATGCAACATGGAAATTTAGAGCGATTGCTAACGGAGCCATGGGGTGGTTTAGGCTTGAAACAAGCGACGCAAGCGACAAGCAAGATAGTGGAAATCTATACAGAATTGATGGCTCTATAGGGTGTATGGGCGCTGATATGTTGGTAACGCACCCAAATGTTGTAGCTTATACTCCAGAGAATGGTAAAGAGATAATAATCGATGCATTTACTATACGGTGTTTATAAGATTCATCCGCCAGTGTGCGGAAGGAAGTAGCCGCAATCGCCCGGTTTAAATAGGCGACCATTATACGCGTCGCGATGACGCCAAACTCCTAACAAAAGGAAACTCAAATGGCAGTTAAATTTTCAACAGGCACGCTTACCCGCTTGCTGGGCAAGAACGGCACAGATACCGGAGCCGATGGCTTGCGCGGCATCTTCACTAATTGCGTTATCCGGTTTTATTCCGGTGCACAACCGGCGACGGCAGACGCGGCACCAACTGGAACATTACTTGGAAGTGTCACCATTGCAGGTGGCGCGTTCTCTCATGGATCTTCTACCAACGGCCTAAACTTTGGAGCTCCCATCGGCTCAACACTAGCCAAAGCTTCGGCTGAAGACTGGAAATTCAAAGGTGTTGCTGCGGGAACAATCGGATGGTTTAGATTCCAGGCGAATGCGACTGACGATAATTCTTCAAGCACAACTCTGCCCAGAATCGATGGCTCTGTTGGCATAACGTCTGGCGATATGCGCGTGTCTACCGTAACCTCAGCGGTAAACTCGATCATTACGATTGACGCGTTTAACGTCATTCCTTCATAACGACTATTTTACGGGTTATAAAAATGAGTTATTTTAAAAATTACAGAAAAAAAAATGTGTAGCCGATGCGCCCTTATTTACTAGGTGAAGACCTAACTGGGATATCTGTTAATAAGGAAGATACCCCTGAGTTAGGTGGCATGATTGCTATAAATACGAATAACAAAGAAGATATGTGGTATGTCGGCAAAGCATTTTTTGAAGAAAATTATGAAGAAGCTGATTAACTTGTAACGTCGCTATATAAATGTGACGTTTAACATCAACTCATATCTTTATCCGCGTCGTGATGACGCCAATTTCCTACTAAAAGGATATAAACATGTTGAAAGCATCAACTGGTTTAAGAAACTACATGCTGGACACCGGGTCGCTTAAGGCAGCGCTGGCGCTAGGCAAAATTTACATCTATTCAGGGGCCGTACCTACAGACGCTGACGCGGCTGTAACGGGTACGCTAATCTGCACCATCACCGAATCAAGTGGCGGCACAGGTCTAACACTTGCGACATCAGCGACAACTGGAACTATCACCAAAAACGGCACTACATGGTCAGGTGTTGTATCAGGGTCAGGAACACAGACGGCGACCTACTGGCGTTTTACTGCGGTTGGTGATACAGGTGTTTCATCTACGACTGAAAAGAGGTTACAAGGTTTAGCAGCTACGTCAGGTTCAGAGCTTGTTATGACTAGCACCTCGTTGACTAATGGCGCTACCCAAACTATTGACTACTTTAGTGTTGCAATGGGTGCATAGGAATACATGAAAACATGTAGATTATGCAAATAGTATAAGGATTTATCTGAGTTTTACGTAAGGAATGAAAGCGGGAAACTTAGAACAGAATGCAAAGTTTGTTTTAATAATGCTGTTAAAGAAAGAAATGTTAATCGTAAATCTGAAATACAGATAAAGAAAAGAAAATATTATCAAAATAACAAGGATGTCTTATCTGAAAAAGCAAAAATTTTCAGGTCTAATAACAAGGATGTTTTATCAGCTAAGAGTAAAGAATATTATCAGGCTAATAGAAAACAAGGACTGGTCTATCAAAAACAACATTATAGGAACAATAGTGAGAAAGTCATAGAGTACCAAAAAGCATATGCTGCTGAAAATATAATTACAGTTAAGCGGTATAAACGCAATCATTATGAAAGAACTTGCGGAGTTATAACTAACGGTATATCGAATGAGCAAATATTAAATAGAGGAAAACGCAAGCAATATGGAAAAGATTATAGACGATCAAATAGGGATAAGTGCAATGCTAAATATAACGCGTATATAGCTAAAAAGATAAATGCTACGCCATCATGGGCAAACAAATTTTTCATTGAGGAGATATATAACTTGACGTCAATAAGAACGAATATTACAGGATTCTCTTGGCACGTAGACCATATAGTTACACTAAATAGTAAGATAATATCTGGACTGCATTGTGAAGCTAATTTACAGGTAATTCCAGGATTCTTTAATCAAATAAAGAATAATCTATTTTGGCCGAATATGCCTACACATATATCAAGAGATCCCGCAAATGTCTAATACCATCGTTGCATTGGGAGGTACTGGATTTATACGATCTACTGATAACGCGGTATCATGGTCTAGTGGGTCGTTCCCATCGGGATTCAGCGCTGCGGCGATAGCCTGGAATGGTACTGTGTTCTGTGTAGCACCTGGAACAGGAGCTTCTACTGTAACATCGCCTGACGGTTTAACATGGACAGTGCATTCTGGCGTACTTCCGCACACAGGCGAATGGGCTTGCATAGCCTGGAACGGCTCAGTATTCTGTGCAATAAGGCGCTTTGCATATTCTAATCAATGCGCCACATCACCAGACGGAATTACATGGACGCAGCATGAAATAGGCGTTGATGGGAATCAATATAGTCGCATAATATGGAATGGTCATGTTTTTTGTGCGCTTGATCAAAGCGTAGTAGCGACATCTGCTGACGGAATTGCATGGACTGAGGTATATTTGCCAGACACCGGGGGCTCCCCAGCTACTGACATCGCGTCACTAGCTAACGGTACGATGTGTATCGTGTGCGGAGCTATTTATCCTACTGACTTTAGCAATAAGTACTCGCTTGCATCAACTGATAATGGGGCGACATGGACGCTAGGAACATCAACAATTGGAATTGGTGTCAATAATTATATTGCTTCTAATGGCACAAAATTTGTGACAGTTGGCTATTATGACCAATGCCACACGTCAACTGATGGACTTAACTGGACAAGCCACACCATAGGCTCTTATCAGGCCATGTCTTGTATTGCCTGGAACGGTAGTGTATTTTACGTGCAGGCTACCAATAGCGGCCCTGGTGGAAACTCATCGCCTGATGGGGAGACATGGACTTATGATGGATGGTCTTCGGGTACTTTTTCTTACATTGGCGTTGCTTTCGATCCATTTTCAGCTCCAGCGTTACCAGCCACAGGATTCTGGACAAACCTCGTAGAAAGCACCCAAACCTATGCCTAAATGAGCACGATAATCATTGGCGATATTGCCGAGGGGCAGAAGTGGTGGGGTGAGGCTGAGTTTTTAAAGTCTCAACTACTGGCTACCTACAAGCAAAGCGGCGTCATGCACACATGGAAACGTGTCACTGATAGCGTCAAGATATTTGCAAAGCTCGATAACGGTATTCCGAAGGCGTTTATTTATGCAGACACAGCGCATGGCGCTTATGTTTTTGGCCTCGATAATATGGGACAGCTGGGTGTTGACACTTCCATACCAACTGAATGGATTACTTACCTGCAAACATGGGATGGTATTCCAAGTATTTTGCTGTTACCTATCTCCTCACTTATCGCCAGAAATGTTAAGGATGTGGCTGCAGGCTCCTACCACACGCTGATTGTTACAAGTAACGGCGACCTATATACCTGTGGAGATAATACTTACGGACAGCTTGGTCTTGGCGATACGACAGTAAGGCCATCATTTGAGCTTGTTGGCAAAGGATTCGTGGCTGCTGCTGCAGGATTTGCCTTCAGCTTGGCGCTAAAAAAGAATGGCGATCTGTATGCATTTGGACAGTATCGCTTTAATGCGTCTGGATCTCCTAATTATGATATAGGCACATCTCCTGTATTAATAGGATCAGGATTTGCAAAAATAGCAGCCGGACATCGGCACGGATTGGCAATTGCCAACGATACGCGCTTATATAGCTTTGGTGTTGGCGCTCAGGGTCAGTTAGGAAATGGCGACCATGGCAATCATTACTCTCCCGTATTGATTGGTGAAAGGTTCACTGAAATAGCTTGTGGAAACTTCCACAGCTTTGCAATAAAGGAAGATGGCGCATTATATGGGTTCGGGAATAATCAAGAGGGGCAGCTTGGTCTGGGCCAATTTGGTTATGTAGACTATGCTTATCATGAAAGATTGCTGCCCACAGTAATTGGAGCAGGATTTTCAAAAGTATATGCTGGAGACACTGTAAGCGCGGCCATTGATATTGACGGAAATCTATACACATGCGGGTCAGGTGATGCTCTAGGCTTTGGTCTATCTGTTCCTGAGCTTGCATCATTAACTTTGGTAGATAGCGGATTTGTCAGCACAGATATTAGTAGTGGGTCAATGCACGCCATTAAAAAAGATGGATCACTGTGGGGCTGTGGTGGCGGCGACACAGGATCCCTGGGAAACATTGATTATTCGTACCGACCCACATTAACCAGGATTGATCTTGGTGATTATGATTATCTGAGTGAGCCTTCGCCGTTTTTAAGATACCCTAAAAAGGCCGCTAAGGTATCACAAGGCCAGGGTCACGTTATTGTTATGACAAGAGAGTCATCTAATGAGCAATACCCTTACCAAGTTATTTAAAGAAGTTTACACGCTAATTCCAGGCTACACGGTAAGACGCTGGAATCCGCCGACATCTCATACAGTTTATACCTATTACACCACCACGGTACAAGACCCTATTCCGCGCGTCATCCCGTTTGGAGTGAATGTACAATATAACCCTGGCGATATAGTCTTGACAGGGTACTGGAAGTACAACACAGCAACAGGGTCAGATGAGTTCATTTATTACCGGACTGATAAGGCCACGCTGGTTTACGAGGTCAGAACCGTCAATCACGTAGATTCCTATGTGGTTACTAATCCTGGTTATTATTCAGATGACATAGTTCCTGATACCTACGCGTTATCATATGCTCCTAATCTGGGCTGGAACGCTGCGGCAATATCAGTTCCACCACTGGTGGGCAATGGTAAGGCGTCGTTTTCTATTCCTATAGGAACATCAGGCATTGTCTGCGGGTTAAACCCGGTTCCTACGAGTTCAGGCGTTGATTACTTTGAAATACCGCACGCGATCTATTTCACCAAGGGTAATTTTCTTGTCTCGGAACATGGCGCTCTAAAAACAAGCGCTACAGCCTATGTGTCAAGCGATGTATTTTCACTTACCCGTATCGGGCAGAACATTTACTACGCCAAGAATGATGTGGTGTTTTATGCGTCTACACTGCCGTCATCCGGCACGCTGGTTATGGATTCGTCCATATATTCTGGCGGTGATACGATTGTTGATGCATCGATAGTAAACACCACGACGACAACACCTTATGGCAAGATTGACGTTACTCTGTCCGGTCTTGGCGTGTTTGCTGCAACTGCGGCAAGGGCTGAGATCATAGCATCGTTAAACAGCATGACTGCATCGGCGACTAGTCCGTCAGTCACTGGAATCAGCGGAATATTGCTAAGTCTGACGGCGCTCGGCTCGTCAGGTTATGAGTATTACAACGAGATCAACGTCAGTTTAAACAGCTTAACAGCAAGCGGATATACTGGATGGTTTGCTCCCGATCCGCCTGTCTATATCGCCTGTGCATTTATGCCGATGGTGTGTGATGCAGGCGGTACAACGGGAGGCAATACGCTGCCAAGCGTTATGTACATGCCATCCATGGACGTGTTGGCAACCAGCCATGCGGGCGCGGGATCAGCGCATACTTACGCTGACATCATAGTTTCGCTTAATTCAATGACGGCTGTGTCTGGAAATCTGGCGCCTCCTGGCAGTTATGGTGTCATTGGCTTCCCTGTCTTTGAAATCACCGCACATGGCTATGAAACCAAGCTAAACACTGCGACGATTAATTTTACTGACTTTACTATCAGTAGTTATGCTGGGGCTAATGCAAACATAGACTTTGTAACCCTGTCTGCTTATGGGACTGGCAGTCATGTTGATAGCGGCAGTGCAACCATTAACTTTGTCAGCTTTACGCTGTCAGGAACAGGGACGGGCTATGGTAATTCAAGTTCTTCCATTGGCTTTATCAGTTCCACGATAACGGCTTATGGCGGTGGTTTTGGTGAAATAGCTATCCCCAGCTTTGCTATAGCAGCAATCGGCTCAGGATCAGAAACCGGCCATGCAACCATTGATTTTGTCAGCTGGAGCATTAGCGGTACAGGCACGTTTGCTGAAACAGCCAGCGCCAGCATAGTCTTCTCAGCGTTTCAATCATCGGTTGTCTATGCAAACATACCGTTTGTAAGCTTTGCTGCAAATGGGGTTGGCAGTACGGCCATAAATAACACAGTGGCTTATGTGCTTAACATCGCTACCGAGGAAAGCACACGCTATACTAATTATGATTTTATGCATATTATCACCATTGGTGGCAAGCATTACGGCGTTAAATCCGATGGGCTATACTTGCTTGAAGGCGACACGGACAATGGATCGGCTATCAATGGTTCAATAACCACAAAGGATTCTGACCACGGCGCCTATGCAAGCAAACGCATGGCATACGTATATATGAACAGCGACTCATCGACGACCATAACCCCATTTGTGGATGGCGTTGAGAAGCCTAAACATGCAAGCTCGTTCGGTGGCCGTAAAACCAAGATGGCAAGAGGCAACAAGGGTAGATATTGGCAGCTTAAGATAGAGAATATAGTTACCCTGCAAGGCATGGAAATATTACCCGAAGCCACACAAAGACGAGTAAAATAAGCCGCTAGACACTTTGCGTCGTGAGACGCCCTTCCTTTTAAGGAATTATCAATGTCAGTTGATACATTAATTGAAAATGCCACAATCAGGGCTAACGCATACTCAGGATATGCGCTAGATACCGCTAACGAGCTCCGTAATTTTGCCACCTATGTAGATACCAATCTTTATCTTCCAGGCACTATTGATGCAGACGGGAATTATGTGACAGGTCTTGATTTGTCACATGTGGCTTTGCCCACGTATGAAAAGCCGGTTAAAGACAGTGTGGCAATGCCGGTTTATGAGCCTCCTTTGTCGTCATTTCCTATTGCCCCAAACCTGTCCGACATCCCCAATATAACGATCCCTGCGTCTAGGGCAGAGCCTACAGTAAATATTTCCGGGCTTTTCCAGCAGGTAGCACCCTCAACAAATCTTCCAGACTTTACCGAGGCGGAACCTGATTTAAACATCGATGCGCTCATATCCGAGATGAACACTATCGCTGCGCCGGTTATTCAAAGCTTTGATATGCCTTCGTTATCGCCGTTATCTCTTAGAGACACACCGTCCATTACCATCCCCGGCTATGATGCGGTGGCTGCTCCTGACCAGCTTGCTGAGCCAGTCGATTATGCGGCGGCAATGGACGCTAAATACCAGCAAATGCTGCCTGAGATGCAGGCTTTCATTGATGATAAGGTTTCCGTATGGATAGCCCAATATGCGCCAGAATATACCGAATGGAGCGCGTCCTTAAAATCCAAGGTAACAGCAGCACTGACAGGTGAAGTATTGCCTGAGCAGTTTGAGACCGCCATGTTTACCCGCGCAAGAGGTAGGTCAGAACAGGAGTTTGCCAAAGCCGAGCAGGATTTGCTGGATGGCTTTTCAAAGCGAGGATTTTACGAGCCACCAGGAGCGTTGTTATCAGGCTTGCACACTGGCCGGTTAAAAAATGCTGAAGCATTAGCCAATCAATCAACTGATATTTATCTTGATAAGCGTCGCACGGAAATACAGCATCTTCAGTTTGTTATGGGCATGGCGTCGTCGCAGATACAGAGCACACGCAATGTGGCTATAAGCTATGCGGGGACTATTGGTTCGACGATGCAGCAGTCGGTTGCCTATGCTTCAGAGGTGGCAGATAAGCTAGGCAATATATTTGAGCACCTGGTTAGTCGATCTGAGCTTACCATAAGAATTATGGAGGTGCTTAACAGCCAGTACGAGGTTAAGTTAAAGGCTGCTTTAGCAAGTCTTGACGGCTTTAAGACAGAACTTGATGTCGAGAAAACCAAGAAAGAAGTAGAGCTTGATCAGCTTAGGTTTATAGAAACAAGGATTAATGCTCAAGCTCAGGAAGTTAACCGCTATTCTGCGTTGATTGATGCGGTAAGCAAGAAATCTGCTATGGAAGAGCTTAAGCTTAAAGGCTACTCGATAAGATCCGATATTTTTAAAAATAGAACACAGGCACAGATGGCTAGTTTTGACGCTTACAAAGCGGCTATTGAAGGCGACAGGGCCAAGATGGACGGTGAGTTGTCAAAGATAGATATGTATAAGTCGCTGATAAGCACAGACCAGATGAGCCTTGATTCACAGACAAAAGCATCAAATGCTATTGCAGCGCATAACGACGCCAAGATTAAAGCCTTTGAAAGCGCTGGCGATGTTTATAAGCTTGATGCGGCAGCGGCCTTACAGAAGTTTACCGCCTATGCAGAGGTTAAGAAGCTGTCACAGACCATTTACGGGCAGGAACTAACCAACGCTATCGAAGCTTATCGTGCTGATCTCGAAGTCCCAAAGATCATGATGGACGCTATCATCAAGCAATATGAGCTGTCGGTTAATACTGCGATAGAAGAGGCGGTATTGAAGATCAAGAAACTTGAAATCAGCGAGAACGCAATGAGAAGCGCTGCGGATAATTTCGGCAGCATCGCGCAAGGTTCTATAGGATCACTAAATACTATGGTTTCCAGCGCTATCAGCGCATCGGCTTAAATAATTCTATCTTAGAAAATATATCTATCGCCGGGAGGATGATAATGGATAACGTAAAAAAGAAACTGGATTTAAACTATATTCCTGACCGGACCATAGTCGGTGGATGGGATTCTAGCAAGTTAGCTAATAATGTTATAGCGCCTGTTGCTAATGCTAGCGTCAATGCCATGCAGGGGATAAGAAACATACCCAGAGGGCTAAGCTATGCTGGAGGTGCAATAAAAACAGCTGTCCAAACGCCATCAAGAATTCTATTTGGCGACAAAGGCTTTCAAGCAATAAATAATGCAGGCTCAAATGCTATTGATTATGCTAATAAAGGGCTGTCCAATGCTACGCAAAAATACAAGACAGGTTCAAAAGATTATGGCGTTGCTGGCGGATTAATGGGTTTGGCGTCAGGAGAGGGCGAGGCTAATACATCTGATAAGAGCGTTAGTAATAATCCACCTCCTGCAGCTACTGGTAACTCATTAATTCCATACCCTCAATGGGGAGTTACTGGCGATAAAAACGTTAGTAAGCCTGATGTAAATACAGCAATTCCAAATAACAGGATGGTTAATGGCTTACCTGCCGCCATGTCATCTGAAAAAATAGCTGGCAATGGTGACAGGTCTTACACAATGCAAGGCGACAATGGCAAGCATTATCAATTGGATATTGCGCAGACCGGAACTGGAAAAAACGGCTATGGCAACTTTGATGTAAAAAGCAGCAACGGCCAAGCAGGTACGGTATCAGCTTCACCTGGCTTGATGAAGAACTATCTGGCGAATAAGGGCAGTTTCGGTGTTGCTGGCCTTAACTCAGCACTGGACAGGATGCAAAAACAACCTGAGGCAGTTCAACAACCACAGCAAATTCAGCAACCTATGGGCATGCAGCAAATTCCTACTAACGACTACACCAACGCCATAAATCATTATGTGGATGTGCTTAATTCGGCGGCTCCTACTGATTCCTTTGACTCCATGATTGCCCATAAGAAATCTGTGGCACAGGCTCTTTCAGGTTTACAGGCATTATCAGGATTGCAGCAGCACACCCAGCAAAACGCAGTAGCCAGAGAAGGTCTTGCTGCTGATTACCTAAACCGTCAGCAACAAAACGAAATTGATCGTAAACGTGCTGAGTCAGATGCCGCACAGAATGAATTTAATCAGCAGCTCGGACTTGGGAAGTTCGCCTATGGCATGCAAAAGGATCAAGCAGATCGAATGGCAAATCAGAAACCTGTGACACTTAAAACAAAATCCTATGACGAAAATGGCAATGCTATTGAAACTGAAGATTTAGTTGATCCAGTGACAGGCAGAAAGATTGCAGGAAGTAATATTCCTTCAAAACCTGAAATAAGGTATGACGCAAAAGGTAATGCTTATACAAAAGACAAAGATGGAAATGTTGTTCCATATAATGGGGGTTAATTATGGGCGTTAATTGGGATGAATTAAGCGTCAGTCATCCAGGTGTTAATTGGGACAAATTGAGCGCGACTAAACCTGTGCCGAACGACACTTCAACCAATGCCGCGGACATCGGCAGACTTGGCTTACAAGGCGTTACTGGTGTTGGTGGTGCAATAGGCTATGGTCTTGAAAAAACCGGCATAGCGCCTGAATTTGGCCGTACTTTGCAGGATTCTGATCTAGCGGTGCAGGAGAAATTAAAAAGCCATTTATCGCCAGCTATGCAAGACGCGGCGGCACAGCCGCTTATCACCGATCAAGGCGAGTTTAACTCTAATTTTGGTTTGCGTTCATTAGCTGCCAATGTGGTTCCATCAATACCGGGATCAATTGCCATGGGTATGGCGGGAGGGCCGTTAGCGACAGGTGCGACCAAGGTTTTGCAAGCATTAGGTGTGGGCGCAAAGGCTGCCGGAGTAGTTGGCAGAGGCTTAGGTTTTGGTACATCAGAGGGTGTTTTTTCTGGCGCTCAAAATGCTGAACAATGGGGCCATGAACAGCGTGCCAGACCGATAAGTGATTTCGCCAGGCATCCCGCATGGGGACAAGTCCTACAGGATAATAACAATGATCCTGTAGCAGCTAAAGAAGCGTTAATCAATCAGGGACAGAGTGACATATTTAAAGATACCACATTAAAGACTGGCGGCTTGTCTGCACTCACAGGCGGCGGCATGTATGGCGTGTTGAGAGGTGCGAAAGCAACGGCTGCTGATGCAGCAAGATACGGTTTTCTAAAGACGACAGGGAAAAGTGTTGGCACAGAAGCCTTGCAAGAAGCGCCACAAAGTTATTACGAGCAGAAAACAACCAACCAGGCGACTAAGGATTATGTAGACCCAAATCAGGACGTAAACCAGGGGGCAGTTAATGCAGGCTTGGTCGGCGGGATATCTGGCGGCGTTATGGGCCTTGGTGGTGGTGTTGCTGGGCTTGGCTTTAGACATCAGACTAAAGTATCTCCACTAACAGGCGAACCTGTCCCCGAAGTAACACCAGACAGCGGTGCTTTAACCAATGCTTTAAACAATGGCGCTGTTACACAAACAAACACAGCAGATATTATCAACAATGCCGGTAATCTGGCTGACCAGCTCTATGGCAACGAAGCGGACTTAAATGGCGAACAGGCGACAAGGGGAAATAACAATGTTTCTGGAACAGAAAGTGGAGGCATTGGAGAACGCAATGCTGCTCCTACAAACATCGATGAACGTACTTCAATCGGAGAACCAAGAGCTGCACCAGCGTCTGACCAGGCTGGAGCAGGATCAGGAGACGCAGGTCAAAATTTACAAGACAATCACTTAAGTACTGCTGATGCAATTACACGCGACTTTAATGAAACAGCAACTACCACACCACTCGCAGACGCGATCCCATCAACCTCACAGGAGACTAGCAATGGCCGGAAAGAAAACACCAGCGAAAAGCAAGACACCAATGCCCCGCAAGAAAGGCTGCTAAACCAGGGTGCGCTCGGTAATACGGGCGCATTTATTACTACGCAACAATTAAACAATGACAACGCTCAAGCAACAACTAACCAAACTGTATCATCACAACCTGAAGCACGGGGAGCAGATACAAGTACCGCCGTTAATACTCAGTCTGGTACAGAGCAAGCGCCAGGGCAATCTGTTCAAGAGGCAGGTCAAGCTTCTATTGTTGATAAAGCAACTGGCTTACCGTTTACCACCAAGTCATCAGCGTTAAAGGCGTTAAGCAGTAAGACTGCTTATCCAGAAGCCACACCAGCTACGCATGAAATCAAGGGCAGTCCAGATACAGGATTTGTGCTTGCTCCTAAACAAATACAGCAAACCAATGAAAATAACACCGCCGGACGACAACAGGTTCAAGCACCAACTACAGATAACGCGAGTACTGGCGAGGCTGAAGCAGGGGCGCAACAAAATAAAACCGAAGCTCAGTCGGTGGATTCACAACCGGCGGTTACTGGCTTAGCAACTACCGAGCTTTCCTCGGCAGTTTCCGACATGATCAACAATGAGGTCATGAAGCCTGTTGTCTCTAAGTCTATACGCGATGATGGGCAGAAGGTTCTTGATGCGCATGCAACCGGCGATATTGAGACGCTGAAAGCGCTGCAAAATAAATACGCCATGGAGACTAAGCGAGGCGCTGATGCAGTGCATAAGGCAGCCACACTGTCGATTAAGCATTATGATCAGCAGGCAATCAAGCAACCGGCAAGCAATTCTCAACAAGCTTCTGGGCAACAAGCTTCTAAACAGCATGTCTCTGAGCAACAAAAGCCATCGGTTACTGCACAGTCTATCCCGGACAAATACAAAAGCGATATGAATAAGGAAGCAGTTTCTTCTCTGCTACCTTTTAATATTTTTGGCAACAAGTCACATCTGCTGGCTAACTCCATCGGTAAATTAATGGAGTCAGCTGCGAAATCAAGCACCCGAGTGATAGATGCATTTGGCGGTAGCGGAGGCTATACGCATTACCTTGCGCATACCGGTGCATTACCTAAAGGTTCTATCTTAAATGAATTTGACCCTATGCGTGCGATTGCCCATAAGCAAATTAAGGATAATCCAAACGCGGTTCGTGATGCGGCTCAGGGTTTTGAGGATTATGTTCTTAGTAAACTTGATATTCCCACATCAAATATCGGCAATGAGCATGTTGATAATTTAAAAAGGATTAGGACAGAACTCACCCAATGGGCGCGTGATCAATTACATGCGCACGCTATTCCCGGGCAGGATTATGTTGCTAAAGGCAAGAGTAATACACCGATTGAAATGCAGGACAACCCAAGTACGGCTGGTCTGTATTACTTCCTACAATCACAATCATTCAACTTTATCCCTATACAGTCCGACACCAGCAGCACAGGCAATTTTAGAGTGCCTGGATTTGCCTTTATTACTATTGACAATAAAACAGGGAAGGTCAAGAAATTTGGCCGTGGTAAGATTTACCTTGATAACAAGAAAGAAATTATCAAGAATGCATCTGAGCGTACCAAGAACGTTGATACTCGGCGCGGGAATGGCTGGGAATTAATCAGGGATGAAGCAGGTAAAGGCGATCTGGTAACGGTAGACACTAGTTACTTGAACAAAGGTAAAGTTAAAACTTCCAATTACAGCAAGGCGACTGAAGAAGACGCTAATCCTGATGTTTATTTACAGAAAGTCACTGATAATCTCTTGCCTGCCTGGGAGCGTGGAGCTAAGCTTGTTATCACTAATAACTGGAATGATGACGTAGCGAATACGCTTGAGTCATTAGGCTTCCATGTTTACCAAACCCAGCGTTCAGACGCACTTCAAACCGGAGATAACAATGAACTCGTCGCCCTCAACTTCGACCCAGGAACCAATGAGATTTACAGCACAGGAGAATCTTTGGCTAATGAGCCTTCCGGACAAACTGCTGGAGAAGTTAACACTACAGGAAATGGCAACACTGGTCAGAACGGACAGCAGTCAGTGGCCCCAGGAACTAATCAAGAAGGTGGAACCGTACATCGACCTGACGGAGGATTAGACGAGCCGACATTATTTAGCAAGAAGACCGAAGAAACCACTCGATTTGGCAGCAAGGTATTCAATGGCAAGCTAATCCCCTGGGTAAAAACATGGATGTGGGGTGGTGATGGTAATGCCGCTGGGCATTTCAGTTTTCCGTCTGATGCTTTAATCAGGCAGTCATCTAAATACGTTCCTAAAAAAACAGTGACGCTTTATCGCGCACATGACAAAAATATAAAAGATTCTGCTCTGCAGTCATGGACTCATGATAAGGACATCGCCCAGCAAATGGCCGAAGATTCTGGGCGAGAATTAATATCCAGAGAATTTGCGCCAGAACAAATACTGATAGATCTATCCTTGTTTGATAAGTCAGTGCAGCAGCATATTCTTGAGCATAACTGGGATGAGGTTATTGTAGCCACTGGTGATGCGGCTGCATATATTCAAGGCGTGCGGGAGCAATCGGAACAAGCGCAGAGCAAGTTCAGCAAAGCATCATCACAAGATGTAGGCATCCTGAAGGAATATGCCAAAGACGATGATATCTTCAGGCACCCGATAAGCGACAAAATAACAATCCGTGGAATCATGGAGGATATAGCACCTGATTTTAGCTATGTAGGCGTTCAGCACATAGGGGCTATGACTCGCTATACTTTCATGACTGATAAGGCACAAAGCTTCTTTGTAATGGAAAATGAAGGCAATGTATGGATAGATGTAAGCGAACTAACAGAGGGCAGTCGTGGCAATGCTATTTATGCGGCAGTAGGTAATTATGCAGCCAATACGGACAAGGTTTATATCGGCTATCCTGAAGGCTTAACCAAAGCTGCTGTTATTGCCAGGAACAAAGCCATGCTGTCGCTGGCTTTGCGTTATGGCCGGGTGGACTTTCTTGCGCCATCAAAAGAGCAGTTAAAAGGCGATGCTGCCAAAGGTATACCGCCGTTAAAATGGGATGGCGACTATGTTGACAAGGTCAGTGCCTTGATAGACACTGTCACCTCCCATCTATACGCAAACATACCAGAACTTAAGGGCTATAAATATGACTTCGACAATGAGCAATTTGAAGACAGACTTGGACGCCCAGCAGGCAAGGGATGGCTTCATAGAATTATCGGCTCAGCAAGTGGAAGAGCATCTAAAGCGGGTGAGACGACATTACGCCAAGGTGTTTTCCTCCAGTCCCTTACATCAAGCACGCGCGGCGAAAAATCCGAATTACTGGAACGAATTCAATCCGGGATGCTGGAATCTGCCAGACGACGCGGAATAGATGGCATATTCAGCAAGCAGCAGAATAATGTAGCCAACCCACACACCAAAGCCAGCCTGTTAACCGCCATGCGGGACAGGCTTGACAAAGAATACGGCAAAGGCTGGAGTGACAGACTGCTTGCTACTGACAAGTTTAAGATTATTGGCAGGGATGAGGCCATTGCTATTGGCGGAGCGAAGGCTGCTGGTGCTCAGGGCTTTTATAATGCCAAGGATGATACATCATACCTGGTGGCCGAAAACATTGGCAAGACTGATGATCTTAAGGGCTTACTATTACACGAAATTTCTACTCACCAATTATCACTGATCCGCACCGACCCAGAATTCCAAAGCATCCTCAAGCAGCTTGAAAATCTGCATAAGCTTGGCAACAAGAAAGTCAAGGAGGCTTTTGACCGGGTTCCAAAAGATACTAATCCTAAGCATGTATGGGAAGAGACGGCTGCCTATCTCGTCCAATATTCACCCGACCTACCTATATCCAGAAAAATAATCGCCTGGTTCCGTAACGCCATCCGCGCTATCGGCAAGGCATTACCACCACTGGACCGCCTGCGTTTTTACCGCTGGGCCGATGAGCTAGATGAGAATGACATCGTATTTATAGCAAATGCGGCGTTGCGGTCGGCTCCTGATAGTTTGGTGTTTGATCAGGTGGGGCGTAATGGCGGCATCATGACCAGTGCCTTTGCTCCTGATAAGGTAAAGCCAGATTATAAAGGCGAGTATTTCCATGGCGATGCTGATGTTAACAAAGTCATGCAGTCAAATGGACTAGTAGTTATAAAAAACCCTACCAGAGCACGATCCTTAAAATTAGCTGATGCGGATATGTATTCAGATATAAGAGGGGTAGTTGATAACGCGACAGGGAATCTTTATATAGCCAGTAGCTCATCATCTTTGCATGATTCGATAATAGACGCTGCCGGACTTCCTAATAATGGCGACTATGACAAGCTTAATATTCCTGCAAAGGCTATTTATAGTTATCCTCGTAATATTTTTTCTGATGATATTTCTGGCGATGGCGTAAAATACAGCTTTGCCGGCCAGCATTCTGCAACCGCAGACACTTACCTGTTAGACACCGCCAAGCAGCGTCTTGAATCTGGAGAGGATGCTGAGCAAGTTAGGCAAGATACTGGATGGAGCATTGGCGATGACGGTAAACCTCGCTACGAAATCAGCGACAAAGACGCAGCCTTAACCAATACGGCACAGGATGCAATCATAGAAGCCAATCCTGATACCGTTTATAGTCTTGACGAGGTGATTAATCATCCCAGGCTGTTTGCTGCCTATCCAGCTATGAAGAACCTTCACGTGAAGTTTGGTCAACCTGGAGAAATATCAGGCTCTTATCATAATGGTGTTATCGAGCTAGGTAAAAACAACGATAAAATATTATCGACCTTGCTCCATGAAATACAGCACGGCATTCAAAACGTGGAAGGTTTCGCCCGTGGCGGTTCAGTAAACGGACTTGGTTATTCTGACTTCAGTGAGCACTACAAACACAGGCTTGACACGTTGCGAGACCTGGCTGATGAAGAGCGCAAAGCAGGAAATGAAGCCAAGGCTAAGGTATTGGAAACGCAACGGGCGCAGTTGTATTATCCAGCTCAATATGAAGCATACCTGCGGTTGGCTGGCGAGGTTGAGGCGCGTAACACAGAAGCGCGAATGAACATGAGTGATGCGGAGCGCAAGGCTACATCGCCCAAGGCAACAGCGGACACGCCATATAGCGATGTCGTGGTGGTGTTTAGCGGTAAGCGGATGGATAATGCGCCGCCTCCTGCTAACGCTAATCCAATAGGTCTGTCGAAATGGTTCAATAAAGCAAAAGACTTTGTATCTGGTAATGACAGATCAGTAAACAGCCTTGGCGACATTGATTCTATTCTTGCTACCGGAAAGATGCCGCAAGACAAGACTGATATGCAAAGCGTTATGGATAAGGCCGCAACAATGCTGGTTGATTCATCTCGTCCTTTTGACGTATGGACGCGGAAGCTTGCTAACCAAGTGTTTTCTGGGGAGTTGATACTTGCCAAAGACAGGGCTAAACGACGCACAGCCATCTTTGAGAAGGAGGCTATGGACAACTATCTTAAGCCTCTGGCTAAAGTTATCGCCAGCATTGCAAAGGAGCATAACCTTGATTATAGGGCAGCTAAAGAACTCGCCGGGCAATGGATGACGGTGCGCTATGCGCTGGAAAAGAACCAGGATTACATTAGGCAAGATCAAAAATCCGTTGATGATGCGCAAGCTGCCCTTGATGATAAAATAGCACTTGATAAAAAAGAGTTGGCCCAAGGAAAGATTGACGCGCTGCCAGCTAATGGCGCTTTAAAACAAGCATTATCCAAGGCTAAGACAAAGCAACAGGCAAGACTTTCAGCCATTAATGAACAGCGGCGTATTGATCCCACAGAAGAATCCCTAGCATCGGGCTTAGCTGGCGGATATAACGACTTTACTGCGCAGCTGTACAAGGATGCCATTGAAAATAAAATCCCCGTAGCGAAGCTTAATGAAGCCTCTAAACATGTCTACGATATGCTGGCATGGAAGCTTAATAAAGACCTAGCAGACGGCAAAGTAACCCAGGCTATTGTTGATACCTGGCATAACTCTCCACATTATGTTCCTCTTACCGGAGATCCAAGTGTGGATGAATCAGAGGATTCTTTATTTTCACATGGCAGCATTAACCAGCAATCAGACAAACAGGCAAAAGGGCGTTCTGGAAGTATTGCGCAGAATGGTATCGATGCGGCTACTGAGCAGGTACAAAAATCAGCGCGGTTTCATGGCTGGGCTGATTTCAAAGACAAATTTACTCAAATCTATGATGAACTTATTCAAAATGAATTAGATGACGGACTAACGCAACAAAAGGCCCAGCATGAGGTTTCAAAGAAATACGGTATTGATAGAGCACCGGAGACAGCATTAACTCGTCCATCAGACACCGGACTTATCATTCGCAAAAATGGCCGCAGCTGGGTTTATGATATTAATGATAAGGCGGCGATGGATGCGTTACGCAGTGTCAATAAGGAAGATGTTTCCAGCGTATTGCAGCCTGTTGCCTGGTTTACACGTTCCTATGCCCGCATGGTGACGCAATTAATGCCTGGATTTGGTGCGATCAATGCGATACGTGATACTTGGGAGCGGTCCGAGAATATTCGCACACGGGCCTTGCCTGGTTATGAAAACATCAACATGGATAAGGTTGCGCGTAACGCCATAAAAACAGCCGCGAATCCGAAGCTGATTAAGAAATTAATGGGGGTCATGTTTGAAGGCACTAAATTGGCTAATAAGTTCACCGTCAACGAAAACGACCCGGATATTAAAACTATCAGAGAGATGATTAGCGAAGGCGGAACCTCAACAGTTGGCGATTATCTAAGCGCGACCAGTGCCACGCTATCAAAGCAAATGAAAGATTCGTTGAAATTGTCAACGCAAGCGATGGATGTAGTTAGTGCCTGGAACAACTCCTTTGAACTGGTTTCAAGCTATTCAATTTACAAGGCATTACGGGACGCTGGTGTCGATAAAAAGACAGCGGCTAGTGGCACTCTTAACCTAATGAATTTTGGTAAACAAGGAACCGTTGTCGGGCCATTAAAAGCGTTATATGTGTTTACCAACCCAACCATGCAAGGCGGCCATCAGCTCTTGCAAACATTGGGCACCAAGCATGGTCAGTACCGTGCAGCTGCTTATCTGGTGGCAGGGATTATGCTGTATACCTTCCTAAGATCCGGCGATGATGACGACGAGATTGGCATTAACAAGAGAGATGAACTGGGTAATTTTGTACTTGAGCGCAACATCCCCATCAAGATTGGCGACAACGAGTATTTTAAAATCCCTGTTGGTTTCGGATTACCGCAGTTGGCTTGGTCAACGGCTGTCAATATGAGCAAGTTCATGTTTGGAGAGCAGGACGCAGTTGATACCGGCGCTGAAATTATGAAGTCGTTTGCCAGGACATTAGCCCCTGTGCAGCCTAGTGAAACATCGATCTCAAACCATCCGTTAATTTGGGCCACCCAAACTTTTACGCCACAGATAGCCAAACCATTAGCTAATATTGCACTGGATGTGAATACGTTTGGATCACCGCTTACGAATGCAAAGTTTAATAAAGCCGACATTGCCAATGCCTTGCAGGGTCGTAAATCAACGCCAGAAGCATATAAGATGATAGCTTTGGAACTGGCTAAGTTTGGCATTAACGTTTACCCTGAGCAAGTTAGAGAGATTATCAAGGGCTATGCTGTAGGGCCTATGAATGAAATTATTAAGGAGATGGTGGATAACCCTCATAAGGAAAGCATAGGACGGAATACAGTGTCACCATTGTTTGATAGGTATATTTCTATGCAAGACAGGTCAGATTTAAAAGAGCGTCTGTATTATCGTTATCGTGACAGAATGAACAAGGTTATGGTAAAGAAGTCGGTTGGTGATGAATTGTCACCAAGAGAGGAAAGTCTTGCCAAGCTTTCAGTTAGTGTTAAAAGAATTGAGGGCAGGGCAAATGGCAAACTTGCTGCGGCTTCAAGAGTAGAGAAAAGACATAAACATTTTATTAGCCCATACCGTAGACAGGCCGATAAGCTTCACGAAACGGCTATGAAGCTGGTGTTCGATAATTTTAATGCGGCTGCTGAATGATGGGGTGGATTTAACTATTCAGTAAGATAATAGGGTGGGTAGGTTTTATTTAACCTACCCACCCTATTAAAAAGCATTTAATTGTGGTATGCATTGTTATTACATAATATGCAAGCACTTAGCGGAGTAAACGTGTAAAACACCCCTACTATCTTCCACCACATACCGCTCTACACCTGACAGCTTTTCAAACGCGGCGACTACAATACCTTCAAAGGTGTAGTCTCCGCCTATCTTTCTTACCTTGTCGCCTACTACAAAAATTTCACTCATAAAATTCCTTTATTTATTCATCATTACAATAGCATCACTCATCCTACACATTTCATCACGGCTGGATTTAGCAAGGGCCGCATAGATTTTCTTCTGTCGTCCTGATGCGCTGCTCATAAGCCGTTTAAATATAGCCCGGTGATCACCTTTAAACTCTCTTGTTATTCCTGCCGTGATAATAGCCGACTGGATTTGCTTAAGCTTATCCTCCGGGATTGACGTTAACATTTGCGCCAGAGTCGTGTCTACCACATAATTTTGGTAGGATAAACCCATACACAGTCTCCCTCAACGCTGTAACATCCATAAAATAACCATCCAGCTTGGTCTAGTTCTTCGTCAGTCATACGTGCATCGTCTGAACTAACGTGTCTTGCTTTTTCGCTATTTTCGTCCAATATGTTTTGTGCGTAAGCAATTGCCTTTTCTGGTGTCAGAAACAGCGTTGCATTAGCATCATAATGGCGGTCTTTAAGCATTACAACATAAATTGTGTTATTAATTTCTTCATTCTCCACAATACTCACTCTCACATTGAATTAGTTATTTTTATCCTTTGCAAACCATCCAAACCAAGTCCAGCAATCCGGGCAATATTTGATCTTAATAGACCACATACGGCCCAGTATTTTATTGCCGCACTTGGGACATTCTGTTTGTTCGTTTGGCTCTGGCGTCATTGGTTATCCTTAAATATTATGACCGTATTTTACTAAGCAATTCGGATTCTTTCATCACAATATAGCCACGCTGCTTGGTTAAATAATCAATGGCTTTTGTTTCAGGCATTAATAAGGCATCAAAAGGAATAGATCGTATACTTGGCTGCATGGTGCCAGGATCAAACGACATCACCCATTGTGAGTTCCACATCATGGAAGCAACCAAGCCGTCAACGGTTTTACTGTCGATTACCGGCCATTGTTCAGGCGGCTTTACTCCTGCCTGTCTCATGGTGGCATTGCAGAATTCAAGGTAATCATCAAAAGCCAGCCTCGCTTCATTACGGTAAGCGTTGTCGGTTAAGAGCGGGTTGGTTTCTTTGGGCAGGACTTCTTTTGGTAGTACTTCGCCTTCCAATGGTAAGCGGCTTAATAAGCTCAGTATGTTTATGTAGTTATCCGGTGACACTTCTTTGTAGCTGCAACCGAATTTTTTCTTGATAGCTGACCATTGCCGAATGATGGCGCCAGCCTGTTTCTCTTTGGGTAGTATTGCAGCGTTAGCTTTCACCATGGCTTTAATGGTGTCCTGCATGTCGAGAGTCAGGCCGCCGGGCAGGGCTAGTTTTGTTTTTGGGTCTGGGAGTTGGGAAGTAGTGCTTGATAACTGTAGCGCCTTCCTTTCCATCTCCAAAAAGTACCGACGAATCTGACGTCCTTTTTCGCTGCGTTCGATCATGCCAAGTTCTTTAGCCATGTCGATACTTAGGTGATAGTCGATTTTTGCTTTTGCGCCACTTGGTAGCTGCTCCATAAATTTATGGATCAGGTAGTCTGTATTTTCAATAAAACTATATGCCTTTATTCTTTTTTTAATCCAGTCTGAAAAGTCTTGAGCAGATTCTAAAAAGGTATGCAGCAAACGTGCATCAACAAGTTGGGCGGGTACGCCAGATAATTCACCAGAAAAAACGGGGATAAGTTGATTGTTCATGATTATAATTCCGTAACGAGTTAAGTACTCGGCTACACGATGCCAATCATGGAGCCGAACTAAGTGGGTTGGCATACCGGCGTTACGACCGGCCACTCTTTCAAGTGCCCACTTAGCCCGACATAATAACGATGCTAAATTTGTGACATAAAAAAACCGCTTTCGCGGCTCAATGCCGTAACGTTTCGAGATGCCAATCCCGTGTCGCCATGTGGACGACGGTTAAAGCATAATCCATACAGCTTTAACCTGTCAATTAATTATCTTATTAGAATATCTATCTCCTATAGCTCCTGTCGATAATAATTGGAGGATTAGTTGCATAGGGATTATTTGGAGACTTGCTGCTGTACCTACTGCCATATTCTCCGTAGGGATTGTTTATTGAATCCGAGCTGTATTTACTCCCGTATCTCCCGTAAGGATTACTGGTTGAGTCACTATCATACTTACTCCCACCAAGCTGTCCTAAATACTTACCAGCCTGGGGGTCGTAGAGTTCTGCTGATAAGGCAACATTAGCAATCATGACTAGTATTAATGCAATTATCGTTTTCATTTTTCACCTCTTAATTAATAGTTGAGTTTAAAGCATAGTTGAAATTAAAATCATGATAAAATTAAACATCGTTTAATTAGTAAATGTTTAATAAGGATGGTAAAAATGAGTTTAAGCAATGAAGAAATAGAAAATGAAATTAATGAAAAAGGACTTAATGCGCCCAGGGTAACTCTTCAAAAAATTGAAGATGTTATTGTTAACGAGCAATATCATGTATTCGAAAACACGACGCTTACCGTATGTTGTTTAACACTTGCTAATGGGTTTACAGTAACTGGCGAAAGCGCGTGTGCCAGTCCTGAAAATTTTGACATTGAATTAGGCAAAAAAATAGCTATGAATAATGCTAAACAAAAAATATGGATGCTAGAAGGGTATGCTTTACGCGAGAGATTAGCAGAAATTAATAAATAATAGATCAAATATAAAATTGTTTGTTAATCATCTCTATCACGATAGACTTACATGATTACCCCACCACATGCTATGCCATAATAAAAATATGTTAAAATTAAACATCGCTTAATTAAGCGATGACCTTTGAATCATCATAGGTAAAGTAATGGACATTAATATTAACGTCTCTTTTAACGACAAAAAGTTAAAAAAGATTATCACAATACTATCAATTTTTGGAGACAAGATGGCAACTATTCAAGATATTATGGCCGCAGCCAAAGCAGAGCAAGATGTTATCGTAGCGGCTGTCACCCAAACTAAAGCGCTGGTGACTGAGGTAAAGCAACTGTTAGCGGCTAATGACGTGTCAGGCGCTCAGGCGTTGCTGGATTCTATCTCGGCTAACAGCGAAGCGCTGATTGCCGCTGCTGCTGAAACTGCCCAAACAACTGCCGCTGTTGATGCGGTTAATGGCGATCCGGTTCCTGGTATTGCTCAGTAAATGACAGCAATCAGGGTTAAAAAAATAATCCTGGTGGTACTGGTAGCAGTGGCATGTAATGCCGCTGTTGCCAATGCCATTAATCATGTTAGTAAGCAGCTTTATTACTGGTGGTGTTTACACTTTGGTTAGGTAACATAATGATAGACAAAGACCCGACACAGTGGGAAATAAGCACATGGATTCTTGCGCTAGCCATGCCGTGCGCCGGTGGTTTAGTAAACTGGTATGGAAAAATAAAAGCTGGGAAAACACGAAAGTTTAGCATTATTGAGCTGTTGGGCGAGATGTTTACCAGCGGCTTCGTTGGGCTTGGCGTCTTTATGCTGGCGCAGTCTTATGATATTCCGGTTGGCGTATGTGCGGCACTATCCGGTATTAGCGGACACATGGCTACTCGATTACTTTTTGTTATTGAAAACGTAATTGAAAGCAGGCTGCAAAAAGAATTTGATGGGCATTAACAGGTTTTTATACAGCATGGAGGCGATTAATCTATCCATCATAACTATAGCTGCAGTGTTGATTATTACGATAATAGCCATTGCTTTTATTTCGTCTGACGATGATTAGCTTTAATAGTCATAATAAGCGCCCCAAGGCAATTGGTTGCCATACATTTCTTTAAAATCTTTGTCGTGAAG